AGCGCCCATAAGGCGCTCCGGCTCCGTATCTGTACGGTAAACCCCACATTGTGTGCACCATCGAGTACTCTCGGTGAGAGAGCATCATTATCCATAATAAATGAACAATGAAAAAACAGAATACCACGTGTCACGGATGGGTAGAACGGATTAACGTCCTACTACCGATGATTAACGTGTTACACGGTTTTCCTCGAACGAAGAATGTAGATAAGTTCTCGAAACTGGTTAGCGACCTTATTATCAATAAGGGCGAAAACTATACTATAGGGCGCCTAAAGGCGTTCCGTTTAGTAATCCAACAGTTTGTCTTGCGACAAAAGGTGGATCCAGTTCCATTTGCGAAAGCAAATAGAAAAGGAGTACCAAGAGCTATTAGTTTCTTGGTGCCAGATCGAGACGATGTCCATAGCATAAGGTACTCATTTACAGTACTACGTATAATCGAGTCATTCAGGTGCAAACCTGAGTACAAGATATCTACGATAGTAGATCCTTCTAAGGCTGATGAAGCCTTATTAGGTGAAATAACTGAGTACATCAAGCATTGGTCAGGCATAAAATTATTACCTGAACTAGAGCAGTCCAAGTTTGTACTATCTAATAGGGCAGGTCCTAACGGACCGGCTTCTATTAATGCTATGACGGACCTTGCAGCTTTACGCTACAATAGTCCACAGCTATATCAAAGTATCTATGACTTAATGAAAATTACAGTCAGAGGCCTTGATATGAATAGGTACAAAGTTGAAAAACAAGAAGGAGCTAAACACTCCAAGCTTGTCCTACTTAGTGATAAAGCGTGTAAAACACGAGTTATCGCCATTGCTGATTGGTGGTCTAACACTGCACTTGAATCCGTACATACGGCATTCATGAAAGCACTTGCTAGACTACCTACAGATGTTACCTATAGACAAAGCGAAATCCCAAACCTTGTTAAAGGGCTTGGTTCCAACTTATATAGTTCTGATATGACTGCTTTTACAGACAGATTTCCAATTCAATTGGAAACTGCTGTAATTGAAGCAGCATACGGCACAAAAATAAGTGAGTTGTGGAAACAGATTATCTCCAACCGTAACTTTAGTCACCCAAAAGGTGACGTAAGGTACAGTGTTGGTAATCCCATGGGTATATTAAGCTCATGGCCAGTGTCAACCTTTACACATCATTGTGTTAAACAATGGTGTGCACATAAATTAAATATTAAAAATTATAAATATTTAATATTAGGTGATGACACCCTTGATAGTCGTAAAGATGTATACGATTTGTATACTGATACGATTAACAAGTTAGGAGTTTCCATCTCCCTCTCTAAGTGTACTCAAAGTGAAACAGCTGATGCTGAATTCGCTAAGAGACTCTTTCTCAACCATGTTGAGGTAACAGGTCTCCCTGTACACCTCCTAGAAGAGATACTTCAGTATCCAGAACAAATTTTAGAATTTGTTCGGATCTGTCGTGAGAGAGGCTACCAAGACGAGATACTAGCCCCGTCTTTGGATTTAATGCTATCTTCCCATTCAAAAGGGAAAATGGCAAAAGACATACTGTCTTTGCCTGAAACAGTTTCTGGAATGCCTCCATTGCTGGAGGTTAAACCAGATACATGGGCTGAGAAATTAGCCCACCTGGATCAGACAGAGCTAGAACAAAAGCTTCGCATTGCGCGAGACTATGTGTTCTGGACGACAGTCATCGGGGTTAACAAACCCGATGTTCCAAAGAAAGTCTTTAAGGGTAGCATTCCGGAGAATCATCCAATAGTGGCCGCTTTAAGCGAGCAACTAATGGAATATCTTCCAGAAACGGAAGATGATTTCTCCATCTACAATGAGTGGGTTAAAGGGAACTACAGACACATGGCAAATGTGCCATGTATCGATACTTATCGTTATTACAACAAAGGGCATTACGCCACTAAGTGTAAATACGATGTTCTCAAAGCTCTGCTAGAACTAGCAGGTGGCAATTGTAACATTCCACTTTACGAGCATAAGATCTATACAAATTATGATCTTTTCTCGATGGGATTCCCAACTAACAAACGTTAGTCAAGGTAGATTGGACGGAATCATCCGCCTACACACCCGGGG